CATGTCGTCAGGTTTTGGCGGTGTCGGTTCGCGCTCCAGATCGCTCTTATCATCGGGATTACCTTCTTGCTCTTCTTCATCATCAATGACTTCATCTTCTTGGTCGACTTCGCCAAGAGCAGTTTGAGCAGTAATATCCGTCGGAGCCCAGGATTTAGGAATCACACCGTAATCGGCTAAAAGTACTCTGGCCTCTGGCGCTGACAATAGAGGCGCTCCTTGCGACAGACCGGATTCGTACATTCCTTTCACGACATTAACCCATGCCTGGTTGACCGAAGCGTGGAGCAGATCACCTTTTTCGTCTCGCTGATCAAACATAAATTCTAGCGTGGGAGGAAAGAAGTCCTGTAATTGCTCCTGGTAGGTGAGTGGGAAATCCAGTCTACCTTTACCAGTCGCCTTCTCATGCTGAACTTCCATCTCTGTGCCTCGACCCAGAGCGCCGAATTGAACAGGCCAGAACTCGCTTGGATCATAACCAAAGCAGAGCGCCAATCCATACATCAGCATGTCCATGAACTCTCGCATGTTGAAGCCCTTCGGCAACTGCGACAAGGCCAGAAGCTTGGCATCAACATTTTTGGCAGCAGAGGCAAGGACAGCGAGAGCGCCGTAATAATCGTATCCAAGGGAATTCAGATTGGCCTCTCGGGCCTCCATAGCCGTATTCCAGGCAGTCTGTGATATACCCTGGAGTAGCAACAATCCGCGAGGAGCCTTGGATCCCATCTCTTCAAAGTCATGCTCATAAAGAGCCAACATCAATTTGGATAACGTGAGCGCACGGTCGACCGCACAATACCCGAGACCGTGAAGAGATTCGTCATTGGAAATATTGGATGCGCCCCTAAAGAAATCGTCTTCGCTCCAAAATCTCTTTCCTTTGCCTTTAGCCGAAGTGTATTCAAGAGGAGCTTGTACGTTCCCAGTCAGCTTGCATCTAACAGGATCTACCGTATACATTTTTCGTATCGGTCCATCAATACCGTCTCGACCGAGCTCTACGACGAAGCCCATGTTGGATTCCCAGAATGATCTGGAAGAAAATGAAATCCCGGGACGCCATCCCCGCATACCGGGAGCAACTTCGAAGCCATGAAGCATTTCTGTGAATCTGGCAACCTGATTGCGCCCACCGACTAACCGCCATCCTCTATTTTTGTCAATGTCAATAACAGAGTTCAGAATGCCAGCAAGATTAGGATTTTTCTTTACGTGATTGCGCAAATAGATATCTCTCTTCGCGCTGGCTGGCTCGTACTTAGGCTCTTTTTCTTCGTCCGACTTATACCAGTTGTAAAACGTCATAAAGAAATCGGTTGGACTCATGTTGGGGTCAAACCGAGGTTGTTTGGAGAGATTCTTGTCAGGTAGCTCTCGAGTTACATTATCGCCGTTATCAGTCATCGTAATCTCCTAGCGAGCCATCCCGCTCCCCCAACTTTCGTCGTCACCGACGTATGCGCACAGATATCTCAGATCATCCATGCCGTGATTGTATTTATCGATCGGTTCGTCTTTCTTTTTGTTATCGCTCCACTCGTAGCTCTCAAATTCCTCTGCCGTACAAGTCGGCAAACCTGAATCTTTGAGCTCTGGGTCGAAGTCTATAAGAGCATCTCTGCAGAGTCGTATTTTTCCATCGCGAACGCGAACTTTGACTTTCTCAATACCATCTAGAATAGCTTTCGTCGCCGGCTCGCTATCCACTCCTAAGTGGCGCTCTAACGTGGCTCTTCCTTCTGCATCCCAATCACAAACTAGGGCTGCTGGATCGGGCTCATTTTCCAATCTCTTCCATCGTTTAATCATTCGGGCAGCGTCTTCAACAAGGATACCGGTCATGTAAAGTTCAGCGAAAAGATACATAATATCTGTATCTTCGTCTCTCGCCCAACATTGCCACACGAAAGGATCTTTGAAACCAAAGTCCACAATCCAGTAGCGAGGCCATAGGTGCGGAGGATGAAATTTATTGACCAGATACTTTTCAGAATTCCACTCTTCCGCATAGATCATGCCTTCAGCCGCAGCCCACTCTCCTAGAAATAACCGTTTCTTTCGAACTCCGGTCAGGTTCGCCAGCTTGGCGATGTAGGCTGCGCCACGAGGAGTCCACTCATTTTTCTCGTGGTCGTACAGAGTAGGATTGTCCTCGTGAATGGACTGGATGTACGTTGTTACTCCATCGTGGCAACGCTGACGAAGCCAATGGCGAGGAGGGCCAGGGTTGCAGTCCATGATAACTTGATTGTACGGAACAACTCCATTCCTGGCACGAGTAGTAAGAATCTCTAAATCTTCTTCAGATAGCTCAGTTGCTTCCTGCGGATAAATGATGTCATAATCGCTGGACAGAACTTTAGACGATTTATCCATACCGCCAAGAGCAATTACGCTTCCGTTACGATATCGGTATTCCTGTTCTGCTGTCCTAAACCTCACTCCAGAGTCGTCTGGTAAAACATGCTTCTCATACGTAACCATTGCCGATTGCGTAAGAGAAGCCCTGGTCTTTCGCACAATCAAATGTCTGCTGCCGGGATACTTCATGGCGCAGAGATGCAATTTCTCGAGTGCGGTTCTTGACTTTCCAGTTCCGGCAGGGCCGCAGAAAAGAACCTCCGGATCTTTGCAATAAAGGAAATCGTTCGCCGCTCCGTAGGGCTGATAGACCCGATATCTAGGATCGCTCAAGATACGGTCAGGCGGGGCTTCGTCAAGGACTTGGTGGGCGTAGGTACTCATCCTATTACGATAACCTGAGAACGACCCACTACTGGAACTTCTATCAGCTCTACATACATACCTACCTGCTCTACATGAAGTTGATGATCGACAGTTTCTGCATACACGCCCACTTGCTCTACCAGTAAAAGCTCCTGAGTAATTTCTGCATACATGCCTGATTGCTCCACTTTTATGGACAGCTCTTCCGTAAAATCAGTGCTTATGACACTATTATTGCTGCCGACATGTAAGTGAACATCAGATGCTGAATTATTTCCTGCGTCGGTAATTCTGTGCGCTACTTGAACAAAAATGTACTCGTTATCGAGAGAAATAGCTCCGGGATCGAATACTAGGGTAAGAGTTTGTATTACAGAGTTTAATAGGTCAGTATATCCGCTTGTTTCCTGTGTAGCTGCGGTGATTTCAGCTGCTCCTGCACCTATTGGATCATTTGACTTCCACATCCTAATTCGAAGAAGACCGTCATGAACGCCAGTTGCCTGAGAATCGCCCTTTATTTCGAAAGAAAAAGTCCAATTGCCTGCCGCAAAGTCTCCGGTATATCTGTCGTCTGACCGGAAACAATCTCCTAGGGCATTGTCCGGAGCTCCACTTGGTTGTACCGTCGCTGTATGGGTAAAAACAGCTCGCTCGACCGCCGAATCCATTCGGGCATAGCGATCTGCGGCATTTGTACCAACTATCCACCCAGTGGACAGCATTGTATCTGCTGGAGGCGATCCGCCACGTTGAAGCGTAAAGTGGTCTGAACCGTTATCGCTATCTTTTACTGCTTTCAGATAGAATGTGATCGCTGCCACTAGTACGTTCCTCTGGATTTGACAATAACCTCTGCGCTATTGAAGTCTGACTCAGACCAAGCTCCTCCACCTGGTTTCGTTGTTTGCCGCTCGAATAGATGTTTGTAAGCAGTAGCAGGTGTCTTATCAGAACTAATAAGGTCAGTTGCGGAAAGTCGAGTTCCCACGGCTATCAATTCGGTAGTTCCATTTCTGCGAGCGAAGGCTACAGGAAGTACCGCTACTATCTCTTGTCCAGCAGCCAGAGTAATACTTGCTACCGTGAAGCTTTCCAATTCGTCAGCTACATTGGTCTCTATGTAATCAGTGTCTGCTCCGGGAGGCACTTCATCCAGAAGAAGATAGTTATCGACGCTATTTCCGTCAGAACCATCCCAATCATTGTAGTTACCATTCCCGTCTAACGCTCTGTACGCAAAGTAAGTAATAGCCGGAGGCATCGCTATTTCGCCGGTGGAGTCATCCAGATAAACATTATCGTAGTAGTGTGTGAAGGTTGCAGAACTACCACCCATTCTTCCCAGTCTCCACATGCCTATATCGGCATTCCCGGTATTCCCCTCGAAACTAAACACGAGAACCCCATCTATCCAAACCTTGAACCAACCAGCAGATGAATCGATATTTATATCGAAACCAAAAGACTTCCATGCCGCACCCTGATAGGATAGATACGTTCCTTGCTCAACACCCGCAACAAAGAAATCCAGATTTCCTCCAGTATCTGCCTCTACTGCTAGAAGAGAACCGCCAGCAGAAGTTACAATGCTGAAACAAGTGATTGCTCCGCTCGGGGCATTTCCGTACTCGAAGAAA